AAACCGAAGTAACGTAAGGCAGATACGACATCTTTAAAGAAGGCCGTCGGAACGATAATATCGTCGCCGTAGGCCCAGACGTCGCCTGTAGCACTACCTCCACACGCCTCTTTCGAGATCGCGTAGAAGAGAAGGGTTTCGAGTTCAAAAGTGAACCCGTTTCCCATAGAGCTAAACTTCTGGTTGAAATGCCAGGCCCCCTCGAACCACGTTCTACGTGATCTGAGGGCATCTAACACCTCGAACCATTCCGGAGGTAACAACAGTCGCACTAGATTAGTGCAGACAGTGTCGCTCGCTGATGAAAGATCGATGGTCGCGTAATCCCCTGATAGGGATCCCACGTCAGCGAGATGCTGATGTGACGGTTGACCTTCATCAAGGTCAATACCCACGCGTCGCAGACGAGACCGTATGTGTTTGCCCACTCCTAGTTGGAGGAAGACATTCACACCCGGTTCCACGCAAATGCCTCTGTCTTTATTAGCGTCCTTCGGGACCGTTGTGAAACGATTCCCGCGGACAACAGAGATATTCCATCGATTATCTCGAAGTAATGCACGACCCCAAGCCGTCTTTTCAATAAACGGTAAGAGGTCAATGCACTCTTCAGTACAAGTTAACTCTTGGATTTTCTCGCCAAGGGTTACGTTACCACGGCACTCAAAAGTAGCACCAGGGCCAAATCTCCCCTCAATACTAGAGGGGATGGGGCCAATGAGCTTATGGATCCGTCTTTTAACACGCTCGATGAAATCAAAGAGCGCGTAATCAACCTTGGACTCAAAGGTCCTATAGTTGATCCAACGGTCCAACCGCACATTCGTCTCACAACACTGGCGTTCCGCTCTGCGAAATTCCTCGCATGCAGCGAGCCGGCGATCTGCCTTGAGGGGCAAAAAGTCGGCTTTTCGAAGGATCTCGGTCGCCTGAGCGTCTCGAAAGAAGCTCTCCGAATCGAGGTACCTACTTGGATCGACCCGCATTTCTGCGAGCTGGTCCCACTCACCATACTTCGCCTGCAGAAAGCAGGCTAATGAACGAGGAGTGTTGAGGGACTCCCATAAAAGGGAGACAGATTTCAGGACATTTGCGTCCATAATGAAACTCCTAATGCTCCAGTCAGCGCTTTTTAGGGCGCGGTTTCCAGATCAGCTTTGAGATCTGTCGAAGACATTCGGCTGCGATCATCATGCGAGCGTTGCCTTTGAAGGCAACACTCGCAATGACAATTAAGCAGCTTACTAAGTTCTTCGAGATCCATCTTATTGAAGAATTGCTCTTCAATCGGAATGACGGCCATCCACTACGTCGGCGCAAAGCCGGACGCATTGACAGCCTTCATGATGGTGCTTGCAAGCAGGTTCGCTGCTTGGGCAGCCATCTGGGTCGAATCAGAATCCAACGCCCCAGGGGCGATAGAAGCGTGAAAATTGAAATAATTCACGCCTTGGATCTGCTGGATCCCGTCAGCATCCTCCACAAAGGAAGGATACGACAGGGTCCCGTTCACGTGACGAACGCCGCTTGCAGCGGCTTTCGAAGTCACGGTCAGCTGAGGCCGAACGGCCGGGCTGTCTCCGACAGTGTTCGATCGCCAAATGGCGGCCGAACCATCACCGGAGGCGGGTTGCATCAGGGTCCACACAATATCCGTGGTCCCGTCAGCCTTCTTGACTGTAATGTCAGCAGCTTGAGTCATATGTCTCTCCAGACTGCCCCTTTAATGGGGGGCGAAGATTCCCAGGATTAGGGATATAGCGGTGAGCCCACGAGTGACAGAAAGTCCCTTGTAGGGGCGTAGAGCTAGTGTCGGGCCTGGAAAAGCCCCGGTACGTCGCTTCACGCACGTCACAGTGTACCCAAAGGACCACGTGCCATAAGCAGCAGGTGGTGTCTTATAAGTTCTGCGACCTTCGCCATAAATAAAATAAACATGCTGTGGCCAATGGAGAGTCAGTCCCAGAAAATCTGTAAACTGCCTCAACCAAAGTCCGATGGTTCCAAACCAATCGGCTAAGAAACTGAAAGGAATCAGTTCCCAAACCACTGTTGCTGGGTTGATCAGACCCAGCTGGTTAGCTTTCAGGAGAGTGAGGTCGGAAACCTCAATGCCTGAAGACATCTTACAATAGGCCTGCCCACGAAACCATTCGGATTTCGTCTCAGACCCAGACACCGAAACCCAGTCACGATCCAGCTTCCAGCTGGACGACTCGGTTACTATTGGTGTCGGGATTGCTCCGTCGAGGATCTCCACGGCGGAATAGATGTCACCTATAGTTGGCGACCAACCAAAGTGCCACTCCAGCCAATCGGCCCCCCACTGTCGTGGGTTGCCCCAGCGTTTCTGCTGGGCTGGAGTCGGTGCCACCACGCCAAGATAGCGGGCGGCAGCTCCGAACTGGAACTGCCTAAAGGCCCGGGCCGCATTAATAATTTTAACTAAGCGGTCGTGCACCATTTTGAGCGCTTCTTTTCGCTCTGCTAAGTTCACTAGCAACTCAGCAACGTTCCCTCTCACTGTCGAAGTGAATTTCTCATAAGTCGCGTTGTAAAGGCGATCCATGGGAACGACATCCGAGTAACCCCCTAACTGGGAGAAATTTAGGATGCCGGGGACGATTTGGCTATCGTTAAGACCTGTTGAATTCACAATACCCTCCCAACCGGGAGTGAGTTGTGAGGTATCCAGATCTTTACGACGAGCTATTACCATGTCATATGGTAATGGCATCGCGGTAATCGGGTCCTGACGTCTCCAAGCCTTTCGGCTGTAAAAGGATACGCCATTTCCCGAAGTTATCGTGCCAGAGGTGACAGTCATGGTGATCTCCTAGGGTTGTAATGACCCAGGACATGACTCCCACAATCTGCAGGTTAGTCCTGTAGATAGCG